GGGCATATATGCCGGTCATCATAATACAGAAAGGAACAGAAGAAAAATGTCCGTTCCCACATGGAAACAAACAGCGTCGAAACTGGACGCGTTTTCAGAAGCCGTCAAGTTGCGGCATATCATAACACAAATGATCCTGCGGGATTTTGGACTGAAACGGGACAAATTCACGGCGTTGATCGGTCAGAATACGCGCGACAAATATCCTGAATTGAAACCGCTGATCCAGAGGATCGACGCATATCAGAACGAAGTTGAAAAGGCGCGGCTTCTGAAACAATATGACGACGATTTCGTGAAATACATCCGTCAAAGACTGTTCGACCATTCGTCAGAACTGATCGCAAACATAGCGGCGGCGAATGAAATTCAATGCAAGATAGCGGAAGAATTCAAGAAAAGGATCCTGATCGAGGATGACGCGATCGGCGATATCGCAAAGATCCGGCAGGACGTGCTATTTGTAGAAGAATTTTTCAACATCGACCTGTCGCGATATATGGAATATAGCGAACAACTGGAACTGACGTCGAAATATCTGTATAAATGGAAAAAGTCAACCGTCCGGGATTATGACGAATTTTTACACCCGGAAAAGAAGGCGGCGCGTCTGGCAAAGGAACAGGCGCGAAAGAATCGCCGACAAAGGAAACAATGAAAACATCGGTTATATGTTGATCGTCCTGCCCGGATGTGGTACTGGACTGCGGATCCGTCGGCTGCGAACACGACCAACTTTTGCAATTTCAACAACAACGGCAACAGCAACAACAACAACGCGAGCAACGACGGCGGGATCGCCCCGATATCGTCAAACAAGGCGGACAGGATGAAAGATTCCGGGATCCGCCGAATACAGAACGATAGGAACGTATGACCGCAGCGGAAACGCTGAAATTTGTCGCCTGACGCCTGGAAGTGCTTTTTGAATCACACTTCGTCAGACTATCAGCGGGCGTTATTTATGAGAATATGGAAAAACCGACATACAAAGATTTATGTGATCCGAATGTCCTTATGGACGCCGCGAAAAAGTGTATGAAGGGCGTTATGTGGAAATATTCCACGCAGGCGTTCTATCTTGACAGGATAGAACGAATCAGGATCACGAAGGAAAGGTTGGAAAGACGGGACAGGATGTCAGACGGATTCGTTCAATTTACTGTCTGCGAGCGTGGGAAACGGCGCGAAATCAGATCAATTCATATCAATGAACGCGTCGTCCACAGGGCGGAAAATGACGTTGTTCTGGTTCCGGTTCTTCGTCCGAAACTGATCTATGACAACGCGGCGTCACTTAAAAACCGGGGAACACATTTCGCCCTGAAACGCCTGAAGGTTCATCTATGGCGATTTTATCGTCAGAATAAAACAAATGACGGCTTCGTCCTTGTCGGGGATCTACACGGATATTTTGACAACGTGGATCACGATGTCATATTCCGGGAATATTCAAAGATATTCGGATATGATCCGGATATTGTGAATCTGACAATGGATTTCATCGACGCCTTCGGCGTCAAGTCGTTAGGATTAGGATCGCAAGTGTCACAGATGACGGCGGTTTTCTATCCGAACCGGATCGATCACTATATCAAGGAACAGTTGAAGATCCGGGGATATGGTCGTTATATGGACGACTTTTATCTGATCCATGAATCGAAGGAATATCTGGCGGAATGTCTGAAAGAGATCCGGCGGATGTATGCCGAAATCGGAATTGAATTGAACGAAAAGAAAACAAAGATCGTCAGACTGTCAGATGAATTCAAGTTCCTGAAGGTCAAAACGCGATTGACCGACACCGGGCGCGTCGTAATGCGTCCGGATCGCGGGACGATCACAAGGGAACGGCGCAAATTGAAAGCCCTGCGCCGGAAATTGGACGAAGGACAGGTCACGTTCGAGGATGTAAAACAGGCGTTCAATTCATGGAAGGGGCATATAAAACATTTTGATTCATACCGCACGACGCGGAATATGGATAAACTGTTCAATGAACTGTTTCAAACGGAGATCAACAACGAAAAGAAAGGAGTTTCAAACAATGGGAAGATCAAAAAATTCAGGGGAGAATTCAAACGATACGAATTTCCCGAACGTGTCGATCCTGCTGAAAGACGGCACAGAATTGAACGTCGTTCAGAACGGAACAACGTATGAATCGGGCGAGGTCATCAACAGGGCGTTATTGACAGACGAAAATCTGTCACAGATCCAGATCGACGGCGTGACATACCGAAACATGAAACTGATTTCCCTTTATCCGTGGGATGAAGGATCCAGATTCGCGATCCGCGAGATGACCGAACAGGAAGTCGAAAATAAAGACCTGAAAGCACAACTTCAGGCAGCGGAACAGAGCGTCGCAGAACTGACAGTCCTTGTTTCGGGATTGTTAGGTGTATAAAAGAAAGGAGATCAGGACGATGACATTCACAAAGGATTCAGGACTTGTCAAAGTATGGGTTAGACTGGTTCAGAATGGAACATATACACGCGAACAGGTTCCCGTTTTATACAACCTTCGCGAAGTCGTCTATGAGGTTTTAGACGAACAGGAAAGCGGCGCAGCCGCCTAAATTGCCGGAAGCGGATCCGGCTTCCGGATCTTTTCCTGAATATCCCCGGCGGGACTGACGAAATTTCGTCACACCGTCGGGGTTTTGTTTTACATAATAAGGGTGTGAAAGCGATAAAACCGCGAAAAGAAAGGGAATTTTTGACTATATGGAACAGGAATATTTGACAAGAAGGGAACATGAGGAATTCGCCCGCAGAATGGAATCTGAAAACGCAAGAATCAAAGACGAAAACGACCGTCAGAACAAAAGGATCGGCGTTGTCGAAGAATCTATGAAAGAATTCAACCGTTTAGCCTTGCAGATAGAACGGATCGCCGTTTCTATCCAACAGATGACGGAAGAAATATCAAAACAGGGGACACGCCTTGAAAGTATAGAAGCAAAGCCTGCGAAGCGTTGGGACGCCCTGATCGGGGGACTGATCGGCGCAATCGCCGCAGCAATCGGGGCGGCATTTATGGCAGGGATTGTCAAATGACGGGAAAGAAAAGAAAAACAGAAATGTCAAAGATCCTTCTGATCGTGTCGGATGTTATCACATCCGTGACGGTCATCTTGACGTTTGTCGCGGTTTTCTGGATGAAAGATATTTCGCCCCTTGCGTTCCTGATCCCCGGCGTGTTCGGACTGTCAGGCGTGGCGCATGGGTTTTATTTTTGGAAAGCAAAGGCGGAAAACCTTCACAAATTCGGACAGGATAACAAAATCACAATGTCCGGGAACGATGATCCTTCCGGATCCGATTTTGACGGCGGATCCGTCGGATAGATAACAAAGAGTGAACAAAAAGGGAAAGGATGTGAAAACATGGATCAAACAATGGTCGAGATCTTGAAACTTGTCATCATGGCGGCGGCGTGTCTGATCGCCTACACAATCAGGGCGGATGTCATTCCGTTCATCCGTCAGAAAATGACGGCGGAACAGTTCAAGGCAGCGCAGGAAATGGCGGAAATGTTCGTCTATATGGCGCAGCAATGCTTCGGCGACAAGTCCGGCGCAGAACGAAAGAAAATCGTCAGGGACGCGTTGTCGTCCGCGCTTGAACAATGCAACATCAACCTGACAGATCAGTTCATCGACGACATGATCGAAGCGGCGGTCAAAGGAATGAAGATCGCCGAATCAGGGAACCAGAAGGAAAGCAACTGAAAGGATGTGAAAGCATGGCAACAGCAACACAACAGAAGGCGTTCATAATGCAGATCGCGCCACTGATCGTCAAGTATGCAAAGGCGAACGGGTACAAATGCGCGTCGGCGGCAATCGCGCAGGCGTGTCTTGAATCTGGTTATGGACTGTCGTCCCTTGCGGCGAAGTATCATAATTATTTCGGCTTGAAATGTGGTTCAGCGTGGAAGGGCGCGTCCGTCAATATGCGAACAATGGAAGAATACAAAACGGGCGTCCTGACGGCGATCAAGGACAATTTCAGGGCATACGCCAACATGGAAGAAGGCGTGAAAGGATATTATGATTTCATAGCATATTCCAGATATAAGGCAGTCAGAGGTTGCGCGGATCCGGAATCATATCTGAAAGCGATCAAGGCGGCAGGATATGCGACGTCATCGACATACGTCCAGAACAACCTTCGCGTTGTATGGGCGCATAACCTGACCGAATGGGACGCTGCCCTGAATGGCGGCAATATGCCGACATCGGACACAGGCGTCGGACAGGCTTCAAACGCGCCGGAATATGAGATCGGCAAGATATACACCTGTCAGGTCGAATTGAATGTCAGGACGGGAGCCGGAACGGGCAGCAGGAAAAAGACACACGCCGAACTGACGGCGGACGCAAAGAGGAACGACAAAGACAAGGACGGCGCGATCGACAGATACACAAAAGTGACTGTTCTTGACATCCAGAAAGACGGATCCGACATCTGGATCAGAATTCCTTCCGGTTGGATCGCCGGATATTGGAAGGGGAACCGTTACGTCGCATGACGCGGCGCGGAAATACAAAAGAAAGGGGGATCCAGTCCGCAAGAAAGGCGCGGGCGGTAACTATCAACATTTACTTTCTTTTGGTCGAATATAAAGGATAATCATATCACGGATGAAAGGCGACTGTCAAAAAACAGTCGCTTTTCTTATGGGTTTATGTTAGAATATCCCACGATATCACAAAAAGAAAAGAGGATCAAACCATGTCAGGATTCAATGATGAAATAAAGGAAATAATCGACGGAATGGATCTGAACAGTCCGCCGCCGGAAAATGAACCATATCGTCAGTATTGGTTCATTAAAAAATGCCGGGAAATAGTAAAAAAGAAATCGGACGAAATCGGTCGCCCCTTGTCTGCGTGTACGGTCACCATGGGGTGTCAAATGAATACTGAACACGGGAAACGAAAAGCCGCTAAAACAGCGGCTTTTTCTTATGGTGTAGTTTTTAGGGACAAAGGGGAAAGGAAAAGGGGACGGATCAGTCCTTCAGGACGAACCGGTTCCGAAGTCCGTTCTTGAACACGATTTCGACCGGGTATGATTCGCGGATGACAATATGATCGATTATCAGATTGACAAAGTTCTTCAGGACGCTTTTTTCAACAGCCGCCGCAAAATCTGAATAAACAATATGATCGGATCCCTGCAGGCGGTAAGACAAAAGAAACGACGACGCGGAATTGACGAAGGACAGTTCCGCCGCTTCTGAATATGATTCATCGGTCAGGGCGTCGGCGATCTTGTTATTGACCGCCGTCAACTGTTCCGTCAGATCCTGCCGCGTCGAAAGATATTCGGATTCAGGAAGGGCGTTGTCGTCGAACAAATACGCCTTTTTGAGCCGGTCAAGGGCGCGGGATAGCCTGGACGCTTCCGCCCGAAGTCCTGACAGTTCGGTTTCATCCTTTTGACCGCGATCCGGGGGCGTCGGGATGTATGACAGACCTTTTGACGGCGCGATCGTTCCCCTGATCGCCTGATATACGACATCCAGATCCGCCGGATCGATATTCCGGATCCGGTCGAATTCTTCCCCGGACAACAATATCCGTTCGACATCCGCCGGGGACTTTATCAGGGCGCGGGATTTCGTCGCCTGAACCAGATTCCGAACGTAATTGAACACGAACGCACCGATCAGGACGTCGGAACAATACGCCGCGTCGCAGGAACGGTACACGCGCCGGTTCGTGCAAACATAAAGGGACGGTTGAAATCCGTTCAGACGCTTTTTGTCGAGTGTCGAAACCTGAAAGGACGCCCCGCATTTTTCGCAAGTCAAAAGTCCGTTCGTGAATATGTGGACGCGTTTCTTGACGTGGGGATTGTGGGCGATTGCTTTTCCGTTCTCTTTTATCACGGCGTTGACACGTTCCCACAGATCCGGATCCACAAGTGGCGGGAACACACCCGGAACATAGACGACTTCGTTGTCCGGTTTCTTCTGTCCACGCGCGGATCCGCGATAATTATATCTGTAATCGCCTTTATTCATGGGATTTTTCAGGAAGTTCAGGATCGTTGATGTCGTCCATTTTCCGCCGCGCTTCGTCTGGATGTCGTGTTCATAACAATAATCGCGAACCTTCGCAGTCGAATGGGTTTCATCATATACGCGATAAAGCGTCCGCGCTTTTTCTGATTCGACCGGATCATGTTCCGGGAATTCTGTTTCCGTGTTCCATTTCCACCCGTAAGGCATACGCGCCCCGTTCCATTTCCCGGACATTGCGCGGTCGATCATCACGCCCGTGACGCGTTCTGATGTCAGTTTCCGTTCCAGTTCAGCAAAAACAAGAATGATCTTCAGAACGGCTTCGCCGATCGCCGTTGACGTGTCAAATTGTTCATTCAGGGAAATGAACGTGACGCGGTATTTCTTGAATTCGTCATACATCATCGAAAAGTCGATCAGATTCCGGGATATTCGGTCGATCTTATAAACGACGACGTGGGACACTTCCCCGGCGCGGATCTTTTTCATCATCCGCAGGAACGCGGGGCGGTCGGTATTTTTGCCGGATTTCCCCGCGTCCTGAAACAGTTCCGTGTTTTCGGCGTGTAAAATATGTTTACAATATGCCGTCAGTTCCTTCTTCTGGAACGGCAGGGAATCCTTGTCGATCTGATATCCGGTCGAAACGCGGGTATATAATGCGACAATCTTTTTCTTTTCATTCATGGCTTGATCCTTTTCTGATATTAGTTCATATTCTGGCAGCAGGACGCGACAACAACGTCGTCAAAATCAGACAGATCGGACACGTCGCGGATTGAAGCCTTCCAGAACCGCGCCTGTTTGTTCTTTTGAGCAGAAAAACGCGGATCATCCGGCGAAATATCCAGTCCCCACACGGCGACGGATATCCACCGGGCGCGGGGCGTGTACTTAAAACGCAGGAAATCATTATCCCCGACACACAAAGACAGATATTCGTCCGCCCGTCGTTCAAGCGTGACAGGGGCAGCAGGGGCGGATTTCCCTATAATCTGGATGAAATGATCCGCGATCGCCTTGTCGTCGTCTGTCAGGTTCAGATCCTTGTCAAATTGCGACTTGATGACGGCTTCGCCCTTCTCATAATCAAAACCGATAGAAATTCCGTTCATTTTTACACCTTCCTTCCTTGAAAAATATTATTGATCTTTTATACCGACGGAACGAAGAATCAAAGACCGTTCAGCAGGGGACAGTTCCCGGAACCTGACGATCAGTTCATGTTCGATTCCGTTCAATAACAATGTCGTGTGATCTTCGCGCCCGATCAGATAATCCGTGTCAACATTGAAAAAGTCGGCGATCATTTCGAGCGTTTCAAAACCGGGTTCCCGGACGCCGCGTTCCCATTGCGACACGGCTTGTTTTGTCAGTTCCAGACGCGCGGATAATTCTTCCTGCGTCAACTGACGTTCTTTTCGCAATTCCCGAAGCCTTTTTGCAAATTTCGATCTATCCATATTTCAGAATCCTTCCTGTTAAATAATCGGCGCGTTTACTTGTATTATAAACGAACTGATTATAAAAATAAACAAAAAGATTATTTTTTTCTTGACATCGAAATTATGAATCATTAAGATAGTAAACAGATAGATTATTTTTGAACGCCGTCAAAGGTTTCAGGAAAGGAGAGAACGACAATGAATGAATCTATCCAAGCAAAAGAAACAGGAGAACGTCTGCGTCAGTTAAGAGCAGACCGCCGTCAGGCAGAAGTCGCGGAAGCCGTCGGCGTGTCAACTATGGCGATTTCACAGTATGAAACCGGAAAAAGGATCCCGCAGGATAAAGTGAAGGTTAAACTTGCGCGATATTTCGGTCAATCCGTGGAATCACTTTTTTTTAGTCAAAAAGTAAACAGTTAGATTATTTCAAAAAAGGAGAATCAAACCATGAACGAAGAGAAGGATATCCGGATCTGTCCGGTATGCGAAAAGGAAGTCGATCGGGCGGATATGCAATTCACAAAAGACTGTCACGGAATAACGTTCCGCCTTGTCTGCTTCAAATGCTATTCGCGACTTATGGCGAAGGGTTACGACGGGGAATATTACGACGAACGCGACGAACAGATCGAAGCGGACTATTAGAAAGGAGATCCAGACGATGACAAGGGAATATTTCGATCCATATCCCGGCAGGATATACAAGAACAACGGCGGCGGTCAATTTATCTGTATAGCGTCAGCGGATGACACATATTCGGCAGTCATGAAAAACATTGAATCCGGGTGGACGTTCACGGCGAACGGGATCGGGATCTATGAGGACGGGACGATCGACTGGGATTATTCGACGGGCGGATATTTTGACAGCCTGAAAGACTGGGAACAGCGGGTGAAAGTATTAAACCGCGCCGTGAACACATTCGGCAAAAACGCACAGGTTGACATGATGATCGAAGAAATGTCGGAACTGACGAAGGCACTTCTGAACGAACGTCGGGGACGCGCGAACAATATCGCCGAGGAAATCGCCGACGTGAAAATAGTTCTTGAACAAATGGAAATCATATTCCAGAACGGGGAAGAAGTGAACGAGATCATCCGGCAAAAGACGAAACGCCTTGACAAGATTCTTCAGGACAGGGGCGAATGACAAGGATCAAAGCAATTCCGGGGATCATGTGGGCGTCTGACATCCTGACAGGTCAGAAACCGATCCCGGAACAGAACGGGGAACAGTCAGGAAAGGGCAGCGGGAAAGGATTCAAGGATATATTCGATCGCGCTTGTCAGAATTTGAAAGGATCAGACCATGAACAAACAGGAACAGACAGATCAGGCAGCGGAAACAACAAGGAACAACAATCCGATCGAAATCTGTTATCAGACGAACCGGGACACGGCGGAATATTGCCTGCGGATCCTGAACTGGTTCTTCGATCAGAATCCGGATCATTATCTGGTACAACGACCGCGTGTCGTCTATGACAGCGACGGGAACGAAAAGAAGTCTGTCAGATATCAGATCAGACAAAAGGAACAGCCGCAGGAACCGGTCGAACAGGCAGCAGGACAGACGGAAAGCAATCAGGAAAGGGAATCAAACCATGAATAAAGTGATAGAGAAATGCGAAGCATACAAAAGGAAAACGATCGCCGCAGCATTAGAAAAGGCGAAGGCGGAATATACAGACGCCGAAGGGAGTTTCAACGACACGGGCTTCGATCGCTACTATAACAAAATGACAAAGAAGGAAGCCGAAATCGCCGAACTTGAAGAATATATGAACAGGGATAACGCGATCAGCGCGGCGATCGAGGAAAAAAAGAAGGTTCGCGCCGAACTGGAAGAAATCAAAAAGAATCTAAAGAACAAACTTTTTTATTTGTTGGCGGCTATCCCTGAATGTAGCGAAGGAAGAAGTATTCAGGAATATGTCGAACGACTGTAAAGGAAAGGATCAAACCGTTATGAACATTTCAGACAGAGAAAAACAGAAGGAAGCGATCCGGATCGAGGTCGAACGACTGAAACAGGCGATCCGGCGATTGATAAACATATTCAGGAAAGGCGGGGAACATGAAGAAAATAATCAGACCGCGGCAAAGCGGAAAAACATCTGAACTGATCCGGATGTCGGAACAGACGCAGACATATATCGTCACGCCGACAATGTCGCGGGCAAAGATCACGGCGCAAATGGCGCAGGAATTGGGACACAATATCCTGTTCCCGGTTTCACTTGCGGAATATCTGCGAAGCGGATTCAGGGGATCATTCATAAAACACATTCTGATCGATGACGCGGACGACGTACTGCAGGAATTATTCAGGGAAGTTCAGATTGACGCGATCACGATGACGTATCCACAGCCGTGGGAAATTGCAGAATGTGAGTTCTGTGGAACGCCCGGAAAGACGATCGGGATCGTCGAAACCTACGACAGGATATTTGTCGGGGTATCGGGCGCATACATTCAGATATTTGACGAATCATATCCGGGATTCGTTGAGAATATGCCGATCCGGTTCTGTCCCATGTGTGGACGGCGGTTATCAGGAGCGGCGGAAACAATGACGGCAAACACAGCGAAAGGAGAATCAAACAAATGACATCAATCGGCGATTTATTCAAGGCGGAAACAGAAATCGAAATCAAGGCGGGGGAATTGTTCGGAATCATGCGCGAAGCGGTCAAGGCGGAATTCCTGATGAACGCGGCAAATTGCGAAGTCCCGTATTCATACGCGCGGGAAATGGCAACCGGACAGAAAGAACAGGCAGCGGGCGAAGATGATCCGACGGTTATGTCGGCGGCGATCGAGATTCACGCGTCAGAGGTTGCGGAAGCGGTCAAAAGAACCGTCCTTCAGAACGCCGTCGGGCAGCAGGACACAAACGCACCGACAAAGATCTATCAGATGAAAAAGGACGCCGGGGCAGCAGGCGAAGGATCCGGATCTGTCGGAATCATCCGCAAGAATGAACAGCGCGTCGAATGGATCGACATTCAGGACATTATCAGGAAAGGACGCGCGGGCGTTTCCCTTCCTGTCGGAACAGAAATCAATTTTGAATTAAAGAACGGGGATCAGGCGACGGCGGTCATCGTGGCGCAGGATCATTACGATCAGGGCGACGTCGTGTTTTGGCTTCGAAAGATCGTCGGACGTGGATCCATGAACGACGATGACGCAAACGAAGGCGGATTCGCCGCGTCAAAAATGCGCGGTTATCTGGAAAAGGAAATATTCAACCTTTTACCGGACGCACTTCAGGACGCGATCGCGGTTCATACGGTCATCCAGATAATCGACGACAATCCGGTTGACTGCGACTGTCATCTGTTCCTGCCGTCAGAATTTGAACTTCAGGGGCGGACAGACTGGTCGGAATACAACGGACAGGATAAACAGTTCGAGTTCACAAAAGAACGACGGAACCGCGTCGCATACGATGACGACGGGGATCCTTGTTGGTACTGGACTGCGGATCCGTCGGCTGCGGACACGACCTACTTTTGCATTTTCAGCGGCCACGGCGGCA